AGTCCGCGCCGCAATTTGCAGACTTGTGGGTAGCCAACAGTGATCGCCACTTTGATCACCGGATCTAAGATCAGTACGGAGTGATCTGGACACTCATCGAACCCCGCTTGTTTGTAGTACGGTTGCGCTCCGCAGGTATTAAGATTTACGTTACTCAACGGTCAGCCCTCTTTACATCTGACAGCAGTGCCTTAACCCAGGCACAGGGATGGTTAACCAGACCTTCTGGCACTCCAATAGTGGGGTTGTGAATCCCCAGTTTCCTCACAGAAGTACTCTACGCTTCTGTTTCGGGCAGGTGCTACGTACGTTTATTGACATTTCGTGGTCATAAGTAAGTTTAAGCAGTAACAGTTGGATCAAGAGAGTTGACAAAAGCATCAACAGCACAAGCACCGGTAATGGTTGACGAGGTGATTTGAAATACAGCTGTTGTGTTGTTTGCAACAAAGAATAGATTAACTGACTGGCTTGCAGTTCCTGCGCCAACGTTAGCAACGGAATTAGTATCTAAATTCAACAAATTTACAGGTGTCATTCCAGAAGTGACGTATGCAGCAATGTTAACTGACGTAGCAGCAGTCCAGATTACTAATAATTCATAATATGTTCCAACAATCAAATTTGTCATTGTGAATCGATCAGTTGCAGGAATGAATGATATAGTTCCGTACCCACCGACATTAATTGTTCCGAATGGAGATGGACCAGTACATGCAGACCTAGATAGATGCATACTTGCAGCAGCGACATAATTGTTTTCCAAAGAAAGGATTGGTTTAAAGAACTCTACAGTGTATGAGACCCATAACTCGCCGAGATTTCCGGAAGGGTTATTTTGAGTTATAAACTGAGTCAACCCATAATCATAAGAACGCAGGTCACCGGAGATAGCACCCGCTCTTATGTTATGTATGTTGAACTGAGTTTCGGTTGGAGAACATTCAATCATATGCAATAAACCTTGTGTCGGCTTAGTACTAACAGCAAATTCAGCATTTTCAGCTTCTTGGCGTGTTGTATAAGCAGTTTCTATTGCATTATAATTGGTGGTCAAACAGACAACTCCAGGTGATCCACTAGTTACATAATCAGTCAACAATGGACGAAATTCAAAGATCAAACCATGAAACTTATATTGTTGATAATTAACAGCAACTGTTGATAACCAGGGGAATGTCTTAGCCATACCTGGGTTCAATGGGTAGGTGTTGTTCGCAAAGGCAGTGGTTCCAGCAACATCACCAAGATATTCTCTATGTGAAACAATATTAGTTGCGTGTGTTGAACTAAATTGTGGCACTTGACCTTGGAGGATGTTGTAGCTAGGTTTGGGACCACACATAGTATAGTCACCAGAACCAAATATGGATCCAATTCCTGAGCCCAACCACTTTCCGACCCCAGCCAATTGAGGGGCTCCGAGAAGATTCCCGGCAGCTCGCCCTACAACTTGACCTACGTCAGCAAATGGAGTTTTCTTAGACTTTTGTTTAGCGGGAGTCTTAACCTGCTTACTCTTGTTCTTACTTTTATTCATCGTGTATTGGATCCCGCCGATGAATTGAACGGGACTGTACATCTTCTCACTCCCATGCGCTCCGTGCAGTCTCTTGGCGTTTTGTTTAGCACTGAAGTAACAGTTTTGGGCGCTTTATGGAGAAGACCCAATTATAAGGGTAAGGGGATGAATCTATTGCTAGATTCACCAACCTGCATAGCATAATTGTTGTAATGCTCTTCCAGAACTATCTGTGCGGCAGGCAGAATACCAAAACTTAACCAGAATTGATATCGGATTTGATCTGTAATTGTCTTACTTTGTCGATTCATACCGAGAGAAAGGCGCCAAAATCCACCATCTAAAGTTGGATCACAAAGTGGTTTAGCTCCAAAAGATTCACGTTTCATCATTGAATAAAAGGAATCCCAAACGGGAATTCCACGTGTTAATGATAATCCACCGTCTCCAACGGCTGAAAGCCATTGTCGTTTAACGGACTCGTTATCAAGAGGTTTTAAAGAAACCAAATCTTTGGATATGGCCGTACGAGGGTCACGAACCATTAACCACTTGTCACCATCAAATAGAGGCTGACATTGACAAAACACTATATGATTGAATTCATACACTGGTTCCTCCAATTTTAAGGAGAATCCGTGATTTAATGATATATCAACCAATTGGTTGACCTTCCAAAGGTCTTTGCGTTCGCATATGATGACAAAATCATCACCATCATCGATGATTCTCATGTTATTAGTAATTAACCATTCATAAAACATACCGAGAACAATCACCACGTTGCCCACGGCAGTGTTACTATCACCACTCATGCGGCGACCGTCAACTACATATTTAATAGAACCATCAAATGCTCTCCCAAAACCTTTATTTCTCAATTGCAATCTCATCAACCTTTTAAAGTACCTGTCTCCGGGGTACCAAAATGAATATATCTCATGCTCAAACTTTAAAGCTAGCGCAGATACATGTTGATCCAGACGTTTAAAATCTCCAGACACTGCAACAGGATCCTTAAACGCGTCCCAAGAAAGACGTGCAAAATGACCGCGTTGTTCAGCGTTCAATCCCTTAAATACAGACTTGTAACCAAATACTGCATCAATGGCTTTGTACACCAGCTTCTCTATAGGCTTGATGTACCGACCAGTCTCTGAAAGGAACCTCGGTGACCTTGGCTGGATCACACGGGGAACAGGCTCTTTTGTAGAAGTAAATCTGTACTTTTCAGTTTTCACGAATGCACTTACATGGGCTAAGTTATCATGAAAGCCAAGTCGCTCATTATCCTCAGCAGCTTTCAAGTATACAGTTTGCTTGCGGCCATGGTATGTCAGTGCAAATGCACGTGGCTTCATCGGGGCGGTCCAAACAGCATGTTTCTTGATTGCCTTTGAAAATAATGAACAACTACTACTAAAAGCGTTCAATCTCGGACTGGGTGGAGGATGGTAAGAGCCGTCTTTTTCTACAAAGAATACTCTCTCCTTTAATGCCCTCTCCAAGGCATCAGTACCACCATTATAACACGCGAAATCGACTTCTGGTACTAAACCTGTGAAGGTAAAAGTCTTCTTTCGTTTTTGTTGTCCTGCTCTCCTTACTACCTTCAACGAGGGGTGATCGGGTGCTGATGACCTCTTACAATCACGCCCAGGTAGTGGAGCCAGGCCCCATCAACAATCTGACAAAGGTTTGGAAGGGACAACCTTTCCAAACCAATTCGACCAAGTAGGGGACTCTCTATAAAACTTAACTGAATTATGCTCTCGGTGTCTAGCCGCAAATGTAGCAGTAGACCTGATTCTGTCAGCAATAATTTCCTCATCAGTGGGTAGAAAGACCATCTCCAATGCAACTGGTATTTGTCTAGAAATATCCACTACCCTCCAATCAGCGTCCTTCATTGCATTATAGAGTAACCTCCTTGCAACTAAACGGTTGGCCCGTGTGTCAATTTCTATTCCAGGGTTGGAAAACTTGACTGTCATGACAATGTCGTAGGTTCCTCTTCGATGGGTCCTTCTCGGTACCGCGATCGTGAAATCCTTAACACCATCAGTGTGTTGAAGTACAACGGTCGACTCCTGCTTAGCATTGATCAAATCAATTGCTTCTCTGGCAAGTTGTTCATCTTGAAGAGTGACCATAACCCCATTGTTCCCATTTACCCAATAGTAAAATCGGTTAATGGTGTACAAATAGTTACGATACAACTCTGAACAAACCTGTGTCATTCCTTTATCCGTCATCAAATGACTGGATTCGGTTTGTTGTGGGAAACCGAG